CGCGGATTTAATTGTAACGACGCAGGACGGCGCAATATCGCTGACGACGTTCTTACCGATTGATCAAGTCGGCAGCTCCAGCCTAGCGATGACGACAAACATACAAAACGAGTTCCTAGCTTCAGCTAGAAACTACTCGGGCAATTTCGGCTGGCAATCTCTGCATTACCCGCAGGGTTCGTACCAATTATTTAATATCCCAACGAGTACAACCGTAGCTTTGCAGTACGTTATCAACACTCAGACAGGCGCGTGGTGCCAATTTACGAATCAAAATGCTGCCTGTTGGGCGCTTTATAACGGTGATCTATATTTCGGCGCTCAGGCCGGTGGCGTTATCTATAAAGCAGACATCGGCGTATCGGACAACACCGCCAATATCAATTGGAAAATACGGCCCGCATTCTCGTATTACGGAGCGCGAGGCAATCAGAAGTTGTTCACACTCTGTCGGCCACATTTTACAACGACTGGCGCTCCCGGTTTTGCTATAGATTTGAATATCGACTTTTCATCTGCTGCTCCGACATCAGTACCCAGCGAGCCAACGATTGGCGGCGCGCTGTGGGATGTTGCTAAATGGGATGAATCGTACTGGACGGGCGAGGCGCAGGTTGCGAACTGGGTGACGGTTATGGGTTTAGGTGAATCGGCATCCCCTGCGATCCACGGCGCTACGAAATCAATCACACTAAAATTCAATAGCTACGATATGGTTTGGCAGCAGGGGAACGCAATTTGACTACCCTAGTGTTTGGACGCGACGAGGAAATGGCAGTGTGGGCGGAAAAAAGCGGCATTGGGCCATTCCAACGGCCATTGACAGCCATCGGCGTCGCAGATAAGGAGGATAAAATTATGGCAGTGGCAATCTACAATAATTATCGTTATTCTTCCGACATCGAAGTATCCTTCGTTGCAGCGACCCCACGGTGGGCCACGCAGGGCAATATACGGGCAATGTTAGCGTATCCCTTTGTCCAGCTTGGCGTTAAGAGGTTGTCTGCTATCACGACTAAGAAAAACAAACGTTGTCGAAAATTGCTTACCGGGCTTGGTTTCAAGCAGGAAGGCGTGCATCCGTTTGCCGGAGAAAATCAGGCGACTGCGATCACATACGGCCTTTATTCTGAGCCAGCGAAAAAATGGGTAGAGAACGATGGGTAAGAAGACACCGGACGCTCCAGCCGTCCCAAATGCAGGACAAATTGCGGCGGCTCAAACGGGCATTAATCGAGAAGCGGCTGTTGCTCAAACTCAATTAAATCAACTCGATGAATTTACGCCATATGGCTCGTCCACTTACGCGCCAACGGGCGGATTGACTCCGCAAGGCATTCAAAGATATTCGAGAACGGCTACTTTAGATCCAGCGCAGCAAGCGATTCTAGATCAACAAAATGCCGTTAATTTGCAACTCAATACAGTTGCAGGACAACAAGTTGGCCGCGTGGGGCAAACCTTATCGACGCCGTTCACCTATGAAGGGATGCCGGCGGGCGGAGATACCGGAAACCTTGGGCAGACTGAGTCCAATTTACGCGCAATGACGCAAAGCCCGTATGACTTACAAGCCGGGAAATCTTTTGCACCCACGGCCCAAGGCATAAGCACAGCGGCTGATGCTGGCACTCAGGCGGCTATTACTGCCGCAAACTCGTATAGCACGCCGTTTGATTACTCATCGGCTCCAGCGGCACCAGGCGCGGACAATGCGGCTAGACAGCAGGTTATCGATTCGCTTTACGGACAATCTCAGTCTCGCTTAGATCCACGTTTCGAGAGCGAGCGAGTCGCGATGGAAAACCAACTTGCTAACTCCGGCATTCCACGAGGTAGCGAGGCTTTTGCCAGCTCGATGCGTGATTTTAATCTTGGCAAGAATGATGCGTATCAAACCGCGCAGAATGCTGCGATACAAGCGGGCGGGGCAGAGCAGTCACGTTTGTTCGGAATTGGAACGCAGGCGCGTCAAAATGCCATCTCTGAGCAAAATTACTTACGTGCTTTACCGGCAGCGGAGCAGCAGCAGCTCATGGGCATGTACGGCCAAGAGCAGAAGCTTCGTCAAAATGAGTTTGATGCTCAAGGGAGCGTCCGTGATCGAGAAATCAGTGAGCAGTTACGCCAACGACAAATTCCAATGCAAGAGCAGCAGAATCTGGCGGCGATGCAAGGCCGACTATTCGGGTTGAACGATCAACAACGACAGCGGGTTGTCCAAGAGCAAGCCTATTTGCGTAATCTGCCGTTGAATGAAACCTCTGCGCTGATGTCTGGCACTCAAATCCAAAATCCCCAGTTCGGGGCGGCTACTCCGACAGCTATCGCTGCGACGGATTATGCTGGATTAGCGGGTAATCAATACGCAAATCAAGTCAACGCTTACAATGCCCAACTTGGCCTAGACAGCGCGAAATATGGCGCACAGGGCGCGCTGGCTGGTGCTCTAGGCACTGCCGCAATAAAATATCGGTGATTAAATAATGGCAACTGTTAACTTTTATCCTGGCGGTGGCCGTGCAGCGCTCGGCGGCAAAACTAATAGAATCCCGTACATCGCCACCAAACCAGGCCAGATAAATACGCCAGCTTCTACGCGATTAAACTTTGGCGTAGAGATGATAGAAGCGTTGATGGATAAACGCGAAGCGGACAAAGAGAAAGGGATCAGATCCGATATGTTGGCTGCAATGCTTGGCGACAAGTATCAGTACGATCCAAACAAAGCATCAGAATCCTTTACACCCTCTGAATATATAGAGTCTCAGCGCGTTGCCTTGGCCGATGCTCAGGCGCAGGCGCAGCCCGAAGGCGTGAGTGCATTTGGCTCTGACAGCACGGCCTTGGCACCTTCTCTCCAATCAATGCCCTTTACAGATTTTGAGCCAGAAAATATCGAGGCGTTAATGGCTCAAGCTCCCTCCTCGGGCATCAGTTCAGAGGCATTAGTTCCAAAATTTGAATCGACAGATTTTACACCCCAGCGTAATTTGGGTGACGCTGGGGCAATGCAAGCCGCGCTGATTGGCGATATTGAGACGCCTCTCGGTTACGCCGGTGATCGTGGCGGCCTTCCGGCAAGCACTGAAGCAGAAGAATTAGCAGCCTATGCTGGCTCGCCTGAAGAGATGGCGGCACAAGAAAGCGCTTACAAAGCAACCGTTAATACTCCCGATGCCGTAGCGGCGAGGATGGCCGAATTAGTGGCCTCAAATCCAGAGGTAGCAAATCATCCAGCCTATCAGGAATGGGCAATGTCGCATTTGGCACAACAACAAAAATTAAGAGCGGAATCAACAGCGCGTGATCTAGCAGTAGATTTGCGGGATGAACAACGCGTTTATACCGCAGATTTGCTTGACGAAAAACGTCAAGAAGATAGGGGCGTAGCAGCGTTATTACAGAAGGGGAAAGAAACTATAGCAGGACTTAAACCGTCCAGCAGCGGCAGCGGCCTTACAAAATCTAATGCCCCCTACGAAAGACTTCGTGAAGATAAAACACCCGGCCTATTTCAGAGTCAACAGCAGATCGATGGGACATGGGTAGAGGTAGATTTGGGTAATCCTCTAGAAGGCGGCATGTCGTGGGACAATATGACAGCCGCTCAAAAAGATGCGGTATATCAAGCAAGACTAGAAAAACAATTAAGGGAGATGATAAAAGAAAATCCAGACGATCCAAACATTCTGCTTAGAGAAAAAGAGTTAAAAACGTACACACAAAATGTAAACAGAGATCCAGACACTAGACAAAGACTTAAATTCCAGGAGACGGTTGGTACGGGATTGGGGAATACTGCCGTTGATGATTATATCCTAGCGCGAGGTACTACCCAAAAAGTCGCGAAAATCGATGATCTTATTGATAGATTAAACGCTACAGATGGTAGTAATTTCGGTTTTCTTGCGGAGGCTAAACTGGCAGGACGAAAATTATTGGCTTTGTTTGGCAGCGAAGAGCAGTTAGAAAAAATTAGCGGCGTAGAAATGATTGCGATGCTACAGGATTCGGATGTGTTTCCGCTGATCACTTCTCTGGGTATCGGAGCGAGAGGGTTAGACACGCCAGCGGAAAGAAACTTTTTGCGTGACGTTATGACTGGACGGATAACACTTACTAAAGAAACGCTTTTGTTGATGGCTCATCAAAGAAGGAATATACAGACGGAAATTGCTAGAGATTGGAACCGCCAACTGGAAGAGGGCACTGTCGGACAGTATCGAAAGGTAG